TAATGTTTTGTCCTATTTTTACTACAGATGAACCCATTAAAATATACTCCTGTTTTTTATATTTTATGTCCTATTTTATATTCAATACTCTTTAATGTATAGGAATCTTGCTGTTTGCTAGCTTTCGCTACAATATTAGTCGCCTTTTCCATATTCAACGATGCTCATAATTACACTTAATTTGTTTGCATGAGAAGCTGTGCAATTTATAATTTCTCCTGCTGTTAATATTAAACTTCTTGTTAATAATTCAACTGTATTATGTGCGCTTATATTGTATTGCGACCAAAGCGTATGCACTACAGAGCCTTCATTTGTCATGGTTAAAGTAAAATCTGTTTGTTGACCGCCATCTTCGGTTACAAGAATTGACTCTACTATCGCAAAGTCAAAATCACCACCGCTAGGTGCTGTATATATTAAAGTTGGATTTGTTGTTGTTAAATCAACTGTTGCATTTGTGGCTCTTTGTATGTACTGTCGTTGTGAGGATAAATCCATTATCTTCTGCCTCTATTTTTTACATCTAAGCGTATATCACCGACTTGGAAGTCTTGAGTTGTGCTTCCTGTAACTGTCATTTCTACTTGTCTTGCGGTGAATCTAGCATCGGTATAGCCATCACTTTCAAAGGTAAATGATCCAAAGTCTTGTTCTGCGCCAAGTGGATTAAATCGACCTTTGAAACTAAGGGTTACACCAGGTAAGGTGTTAGCTTCTTCGTCTGGAAGGATTTGATTGCATTGTACTAATCTATCGCCTTGACCAATTTGTATTGGCCCTGAAGTACAAAAAGGTGATCTACCATTAAGGTTAGGTGAATTACCAAGTAAAGTTGATTCGTGTTCGTAAACAAATCCGCTTGAATCAGCAGAGATAGGATAATTAAACACGCCTTGGTCGATCCAACATCCTCTATCAAGTTCACCAATTGACCATACATTTTGTGCATAGTTCCAAATCACATATTTATTCGGTGTGTATTGACTATCACCGCTTGGGAATCCCCACCATATCTCATTAAAGTTAGAGTTATGTCCACCCCATGAAGCTGCTCTTGCTGGTACATTAAGATTATCAAAAACATAATCATGCACTTCACATGGTATTTCTCTTACTGAGCCATCATAAATATAGAAAGCATTTTCACCCATCCATGCAAGGAAGTTACCTGTAGGTACAATCACTCTTCTGCCTACTGCTTTACAGTTTGTACCTGCATCGGCAATACCATAAACAAAAGGTGAGCCAGAATAAAACATTCTGTTAATGCCTGTATCACTAAAAATGATAATGTCGGATCTAAACTTAACAGCGTATAAAGCTCTACCACCTGTAGGGATTTGTAAATCACCTGCGGTGTTGGTTGCTTTTGATGTCCAAGTATTACGATCTTCTCTAGTTGACCATGCTACTTTTCTTGGATCACTTGCTGAACCAATCGCAACTAAATGTCTTTCATTAGTAACAATAGTTGCTTGGTTGCCTACGGGTGCGTTAGTTACTGCGGTTGCTATGGTATCAGGTGTACCGCCTGAGTTTGGCGACCATTCATAAATCTTGCCATCGCCTGAGAAACAGAAAACTAAATCTTCACCCCAATTACTGAATGAAAAATGACCTGTATCTAAAGGTAATCCAGATTGACTTCTAGCATCACCATAATCTTCTGAGCCATAAGTATAAGCACCAAATCCTAAAGGATCATTACTTGCATCATTAACAAAGCCTGTCGGTGTAATATCTGTCCATGTATTGTCATACAAGACATAGACCTTTTCCCTAGTACCAACTGCTAAAACAGGTTTACCAGCATTATCTGAATAGGCGTACATCCCAATGGGTGCGCCTGTAAGTGCTGTTGTTTTAAGTTTTTCCCAGCCACCAATAGGTTTTAGATAGCCATTTTCAAAGCGAACTAAATCCCCGTCAACCCAACGACCTTTGTTGCCATAGTCAGTTCCGTTCTTGACTATGCCTGCGGGTGGAGTAACTGGAATGAGTGCCATTCACTTATGATCCTATGGTTTTAGTTTCTTTTGTTGGTGTTACTTTCTCTGCGATTTGTGCATCAATGCCTGATTTTAAAGATGTAACTTCATCACTTCCCAAAGCTGATTCAACCCAACCTTGAACATTTGATGCGGTTACAGAATCAAAAGCTGTAAAGCTAGATAAGTCTGATACATCTAAACTGATAGAGCCATAAACAGAACCCTGTTGAGGATTTCCGTCTGCATTATTATTTGCATCATCTTCGCCTGTTAATCTCCAATGAACGTTATAAATAACATCACTTTCTGTATTTGAGTTATCGTCTGTGTGGCTAGGGTAAGTGTCCACAGTTTTTACATCCCAAGTATATGAAATTGCCATTATGCGTTCTCCAATGTTGTGATTCGAGCTTCAAGCTCTTGTATAGTTTTTACAAGTAAAGGTACGAGTTTTGCTTGGTCTATTTGTTGATAAACATCTTTTTCTAAAGAAGCAGCCCATGTGCTATCGGATGGATATGTTGATTCTGTTTTTACATCTCCAACTGAAACACCTTCAGGTAAAATATCATCTTCCGTCCAAAGAATTGCATCAGCTTTACCTGCTGTCCAATCATCTTCAGATACTCCTTCGGCTAAAATAAATCCACCTGCTTCTCTTACAACATTTGTATGAGTTTTTGTTGCATCTTTTGTACCTGTAATTGATTCAGGAACAATATCCTCAACTTCGTGAGCTAAGAACCCATCAACTAAAGTGTTTGTATCATCTGCTATCCAATTAAATCTTGCAGGTTTAAGTTGCTTTAATCTAGTTGTAGCATCCCATGTATAATCTACATTTTCTTTAAGTCTGTAGTCTGAACTGGTATTAAATGCTGTACCCCCAGCACCACTAGCAATACCACCAACTTGAGTATTACCACCATCAATTAAAAAAGCAAAAGGGTCGTATGCACCTGTACCTGATGTGTTTTTAACTACACAGGCTAATCCTGAATTGATTGAATGTATAAGCATACATCTTTTACCACTTGATTGCTCTGCTGCTACTGTCACTCTATGAGTTGTATCAGGACCTCCTCCCATACCTAAATTACCTGAACCATTAATAACTAATCTTTCTGCACTTGCTGTTTGACTGTAAATAGCAAAATTATCATTTGTTTGGCAATTTACATCCCAATCAACAGCATCATTTTTTAATCTTAAAGAAGCACTTGAGTTAGTTCCTGCTTGAATCGTCATTGCGGTGCTTGAAGCACTTTCTATATGGAAAAGAGAATCATTGCTTGTAGTACCAATCATTAGGTTTCCTGAACGATCCAATCTCATTCGCTCTGTAAGCGTTCCACTTACTTCTGCTGCGTTATCTGCTGTAGTTAAAAATTTAACACCTACACCACCTGCACTTGCATCTCTTACTGATTCAATTCTTGAGCCTTTTGCTTCGCCCTCTCTTACAAAATCAATACCTGAAGAAAAATTAGAAGACCCATCTAAATCAGATTCAATTGTTATAGTTGTATTTGTATTATCTGAATCGACAAGTAAGCTATCAAAGCTTGTTAAATTTGATGTTACTTTTGTTAATGCCATTTGTTTTTATCTCCTACCTGATGGTATAAAGTCTATATAAAATCCGTTAATAGTATATGGAGCTTTAGTATCATCACTAATAATTGTAAAGTTATTACTTGTACCACTTCCTTGTAGTGGGATTCGTACCATTGGACTTTCTGCTCCTCCAAATACGTTAGTGTTAAAAAGGGCTTCACCAAACAATGCTGGTGGGTTAATCGTACCTAAATCAAATAGATTAGGTGGTTGTGGTGTATCGGTATTACCGTAATCAAACCTAACTTGTACGTCAGGACTTACCACACCTTCAGAACTTGCAGACACTCTCATGTAGTGTAAAGTTTTTAAAGTTCCTAAATCTCCGTAGTCGTAATCGGGTGTTCCGAATCGAGCAAGTATGTTAGACCCATCAAAGTCGTTACCTGAATCGTGTACGTAAACGTAGCCATCAGTATCACCATGAT